ATATATATATATATATATATATCATAGAATATACGAAACGACGCGAATGTGCCGTTTACTACATCTTTCTTTTGGGAGGAACAAGAAATGCGTATCATTCTCGACACAGATAAGAAAACAATTACCGTGCCTTGGAACTATCAACGGAAGCTGGATGAACTTAACGACATCATCCTTGCGGCGACCGAAGATGAAACGAAGCGGAAGACCTTTACCGGCTATATCAATGAAATCTGGGAATATGCCATCAAGCATTCTGACAAATGCGTTTTGACAGGAAAAGCGCCCGTCAAGAAGGGCAAGTAAGATGGGGGCGCGACACATAACGCCGCAGGAGGTAGTGGAGATGCACCGCCTCTATAAAGATCTTGGCACATACGCGGCGGTAGCGGACAAGATAGGCCGCAGCGCGTCCTCGGTATCGAGATACATTCAAATGAAGAACGTTCCGCAGAACGTGCGCCTTGCGGTCGATAATTTGATGAGAAAGTAGAGGAAACACTAATGGAATAAAAGAAAACGATGCCCTTTTCTTTTATTGCGGGCATCTTGTTTGCGGTCTTGGCTTTACGGACACTTGTATATGAAGTTTTCATTCATAGCTATATTTATGACTTTAAGACATCGCTGTTATTGTTTGCGGCATATGC